TCATCTATAAACTGGATTTCGCCGGATATCGTGCGATTCTGGAAACTTGAAATAACGCAGCGCGCGGACACTACGCCCGGAACTGTCAAAGCCGCTTTTTCGATGTATGAAGATATCAAAGATACTGGCGGCAATTGCCCGAGGATTTCTTCAAAGTACGGAATCCCTTTAGTCGTATCGTACCAAAGTTCCCCGAGGAACAAGCGCACCGCACTCGCAACGTCTTGCTCAAGTGCATAAGGCGGCGATGCAAGCGCAATGTTACCATTACTATCCAGTACCAAATCCCACTTAGTCCGATCTAATAATAAAGTTTTATACTGGGACACCTGTTTGACCGTTTCCTGGCGTTGTATCGCCGTGTTTATGGGTATGCAGACTTGTACCTTGACCGGTCACATTACCGGTAGCCACAATTGCGCCGTTTACGTTAACATTTCCGTTTATAGTAACCAATGGCGCGGTAATTGTCACGCCTGAATTATTAAATTGGATGTATTGCTCTGGCGTGCCGTTAAGCATTCCCCCCAGATACATGCCGTCAGAAAAACTGTATTGCCGCCACGAGCCGGGATTAGCTTGTTTCTTTGTGGATTTGACCTTCGTGATATCCCGTGAAGCAAAGACACACACGCCCACATCCCCGGTCTGCGGATCAATGATAATCGCGTTTGCACCGCCCTGGATGCGCAAATACGGGACGTTGTAAATAGTCCCGTGCGGAGTCGCATTACCTTTGCCGTCAATCTGGTTTACCAATGGCGTTACATCAACAAATCCAACCGGATCAAGCCCTCCGTTGTTTGTGCAGGCTTCAATGCGTACAAGGGTTGCAGTTTGAACTTTAAGCAACGCTTGCTGCACCAAGAATGCAATGTTATTGAATTCGCCCCATTGCGTCGTGGGCTTGGCTAGGCCGCTATTTACTGATTGCGAGTCCATTCGCATTACCCCTCACAGTTGCCAGCCACGCGCCGCCAGGCTTCTCGCTTTCAAGTCTATACGAGATCGAAGTGACTATCCATTCACCTTTTGCCTGGTTGATGTCTGTCACAAGTTTAACCCTACCTCCGAAGGTTATGGCTGGGTTAAATAGAGTTTGGAAATTGACTCCCACGCCGTCAAATGTCGGATACCCAATCAACCCGGATTCTGCCGATATTTCCGGTATCAATTCGCCGCGAGGACTATTTGCAGGTGTGATCGCCAGTGTTTTGTCGTCAAGATACATATCGATATTTGCAGCTTGTGCCAAATCTTTAGCTTGTTCTAACCCAGTATTTGCCAAATACACATCGGTCAAAATAACATTGACCCCATTATTCTCAAAGCTATACCCTAATTCTTTGGCAATCCCGCGCATAACCATAGCGACGTCAATCGAACCTTTATAGCTTCTCGGTGCCAGCGGTTTAAGTTGGCTCGCTTGTCCAGATCGGGCTTGCATCCTCAGGTAAACGTCAGGCATGGTTTGATAATCACCCCAAGCATTTACAATATCGCCAGCAAATACCATTGTTTCAGTATCCCCGTCAATCGCGTAAACGACGACGGAGTTTAATATGTTATCCAACGGCTTCCACATGAGCGTAGTAATGCTGTTCATGTCATCCTGCGTTACACCGTAAATCCTGGCGCGCAAGGTTCCCATCATCATCCCGCCCGCTTTGTCTATGTCGGCGGTTGCCCGGTATCCTTCGAGCGTTATTTGATCGTTATCGCTGGATCCGAATTTCCCAGTCCCCAAAGTGATAATGAATTTCAACCGTTTTTTATTCATACATCAGAACGTAGCGAGAATTTAAACCAGTGTAATGCGGATCGGTCGAGCCTTGCAGATCGTAAAATTTAAGCGAACCCGTTACGCCTGTGTATTTGACACAAAGAATGTCGTCATTATCTCTCGCAATCACACTAGTAACAATGTCCACACCGTCAACATTAACATCAACAAATAACCCTTGTTCTTTTTGTTGCAAGAGAATCTGGAAATTCTGACCGCCCAAAACTACTTTGGTAAACTGAGACGGGACGGCTTGCAATGGGATTTGCAACATATCAAAACCCTATTTTATCGGTTATGCTTTTGAGTGTGGATACGTTCGGAGTCTGGGCTTGCACTTTACCGTTATCAACTTGCGGCGATGCTGCCGGTTGCTTTGGTGCAGCTTTGGCAAACTTAGCGGACACCTCACGCACCTCTCTTAATGCAATCTCTACTTGCAATAACGTGCAACCTTTTTCACTTCTACGCTGGTAATTATATTTCTCAATGGCATAGTTTGCGTAAGTTATTTCAGGTGTGACTACACTGTACAGATCGACAGATTTACAGGCTTTATCTATGTCACTTAGGAATGCTTGCCGAGCAGATTCACTTCCGCTTACGCATAGGGTTACGGTTGGTTCTGCGGGCAATTCAACCTTGTTGTAGCTCGCAAATCCGCCTTTCTCAAGAGGGAAATCACTCACACGGGTTTCCTTGACAAACTCAACGCTCTTTGTGGATAAGGTCGATCCGAGGCCGATTGTTTCCAATATCAGATTTTGCGGGTTACCGACCGCATTACCTTGGCTATCAAATATTCCCCAGCGTGAATCTATTTGGAAACTACGCCAAATAATACTTTCCAATGATCCCAGGCCGATCCCGGCGAGCGGTGGAAAATTGGGGGAACGCGGTATAAGCGGAACACCGGGTGAATCTGGTACGTTTGGGAACGGTATTAACGCCATAATTAAGGTCTCAGCCCGTAATTGGCTTGTGATGAAAACAACGAATCCATTGCCGTGCTCATATCATCGGCGATTCCTTGCGCATCGTTCGCCGCAGTGTACACTTTAATCTCCCCGATATTGGTTTCCACACTGGTATTACCTCCCGAACCGCCGAGTATAAAGTCCGCAATATTGCCGCGAGCATTGGCTTCAAAGTCTCGCTTGGCCGGTCGTTCGTAATGTTTTGACACAATGGCAGCAGCATCGCGCCCCGTTTGAGCTGTGCGCAGCATATTACCTGCCCGCCGCTCTTGCCCTTGTGTTAACTCGAAATGAATGAAAGCCAATTGCTCCTCAAACGAAGAATCTCGAATTGATTTGCCGAACAGTTTACTAAATTCCCCTTGCCTGTCCGGGTGCCATTGTGCAAGACCGAACGCTTTGCCACCATCGCCGACCGCGGTATGATCAAAATTCGACTCACGCTTGATATTAGCCACAATGCCTACGGACTGCTCTTTGGTCCAACCTTGTTTCTGAAAAAACTCAACCGCATCGGGGATATCGGGCGTGAGTTTAGGTTCGCTTAGTTTTGGTGCCCCTTCCATAAATTCTTTTTTGGCAAATTCGAGACGTTTCCAGTCACGGGAGAAAAGAGCTGACAAGAAGTCAGCACCAGCAACAGCACGATAAATAAAATCATTGAGTAGCCCCTTTAACCAATTTATTCCAGCACCGGCCATCTTAAACCCAGGTTCCCATTTTTGCCAATCAATAAATGTCGTCCCGCCTTTTTTCCAGGTTTGAAAGTCTTGATACAAAAGCGCAATCGCCCCGGCCAGCCCGGTAACAGCGAGGATAACCGTATTAATTGGGATGGTTGCGGCGGCAAGTCCGGCCAAGCTAGCTCCGAGTATGGTCAGGAAATTGACTACGAAATCCTGATTTTCTTTGATCCACGATCCGAAGTCGCGCAGCAAATCAATAACTTTCTCGATGTAAGGCATCGCGTCGGATAGCAAGCTTTGTCCGAAAGCATGAGTATTCTGGCGCAACAGTGTGAATGCTTGGTAAAGCTTTTGAGCTTCCTCGGCTTGCTGCTTGGTCGTTACTGTAAATTCCTTCTGTTTCCGGATAACCTCTTCGACCGCACCGCGCCCCTGTAACAGCAAATTCATGGTGCCCTGGTCGATACCAAACATGCGCCCCATGTTGTTAGCCGTTGTACGATCCATTCGGCTAAACTTTTCAGACAATTCCAGCAATATGTCCGAAACCGGCTTCGCCTTATGATGTACGTCTGTCAAAGACATCCGCAAAGTGGCAAATAAGGGTATCAAACTGGTATTGCCTGTCAACTGTAATTCAGTTTGCGCACGGCTTAACATGTCCATTGTGCCCTGCAAACCGGACACGCTTCCGCCAGCCAATTCCGTAGCATTCGACCATGCAGAAATGGTATCAACGCTTTCTTTCAGATTTTGGGATAGCCTGAACAAATGGGAATTTGTGTCAACCGTTTGCTCAATGAAACGTTTAACCGCGACCGTACCACCAATGATCGCCAGAAATTGCACGGCGCTTTTGGATAACGTGCTAAAACTCTCGCTTCCACTCTTCGCCGATTGCTTAAGATCTTTGTCCAGCTTGTCGGTCGTTTCCCCAGTTTTCTTGCTTTTCGCAACAAATTCCGAGTTATCCAGGCCAAGCTTAACTATTAGACTGTCGATTATTGTAGGCATCGATTATCAATATTTCCATTAAGTCATACGCATCTT